TGTAATCAGTTCTTAGAATTGCAATTCCACCGCATAGAAATGCAGTGTGGATAGTTCTTCAAAACAAGGTAATGCGAACCCCCTATTGCTAGGGGGCTGCGTCCTACAGCCGAAGCCATAGGAGGAGTTCTTACATGATGTTGGAGCGGGACAACTTAGCCTGTACCCTAGCACGGAATGCAGGGTCAGCCTTGTAGTCAGGACTTGCCATATCCTTTTGCATCTGAGCGATAGACTCATAGACATCGCTAGATGAAGCAGAGGATGTAGCACCCTTGAACAATGACGGTTCACTAGGACGAGCTGAGGAGAACTTCTGGTACACACCAGAGACTGCCAGCTTGGCTTTGGCCTGGTCACCTGAATCAATCGCTGCATTGTATGCATTGATCTCAGCAGGGGTCAGGTTGGCCTTTGCCCATTCAACCATCTCGTTGAAAGTTTCGGATCCACCAGCAGCAGCTTTGACCTCGGACTCGTACAAGGCAGCTCGTGCCTTCTGACCATCAATAAACTGGTCAACGTAGTTCCGTGGATAACCCGCCTTTTCCAGTGCATCATAGCTCTCAGGAGACAACTCACCCTTCTCTGCGAATTCCGCATTGAAGTCAGCGAGGTTCAAACCCTTTGACTGAAGCTCTTGGTCCACCTGGTCAGTCGCTGGGTCAGCAGGAGGAGTGTCCTGTGGCTTAGCTTCAGCAGGTTTACCCAACTTAGATTCTAGCTCGGCATACGCCTTGGCCATATCTTCAGGGGATTTGAATTTCTCAGGGAGCCACTGGGGACGGTCTTCGGTCGGTTCAGTGGGTGGGGTTTCACCATCAGGAAGAGGAGTTGCACTGGCTGCATCGACCTTGTCGATCATCGCCTGTACGTGCTTTGGATCCTCTCCAGGTGTGGTATTTTGAATAGTTACAGTATCTACCATTTAGAAGTTGATGATTACCATTTTATGTTTGAAAGCGTCAACAGGGTTGCTGACATGTGTAGCTTCAGTTTCCTTAGGAGGTTCTGAGGGTGCTACCTCTTCGATAGCACCTTCAGTCTTTTCAGAAACCTTAGCCTTGCTCGGAGCTTTGGCCATTTTGTTTCATACTTTCTTGAACGATTTTACCACCAGCTTGAATCGCAGGATTCATGGCTTGTTGCATCATTGCCATTTGCTGGGCTTGCTGTGCTTCTTGAGCGACCTGCTCTTCTGACTTCACAAGACCCTTCATGTCGATACCGAGAGCGGTACCTCGACGGGTGAGATAGTCAGTCCAATTGATCATTCCTGCTGCATCAGGGATCTGCTGCACCACGGAGATGAACTGGTCCAAGCGAGCTAGGTCATTACCTCGACCAAGGGCTTCCATGCCTGTCACGATGACTGGCTCTACGGTTCCCTCAGGGAGGGTAGGGAGACGCTTGCCACGTTCCATCTGGAACATGATACGTTTCACCAAAGGTAGCTGGAACTCCTGGCTGAGGATTGAGTAGATGCCACCTAGGGCACTCTCAAGCTCATTTGCCATGTAACGGATTTCTTCCGCAGTCACTCGTTCTCCGCTGCGTTGCACAGCCGAATTGAGAAGGAAAGCGAATGACAGACGCTCGTTGATTGTGTTGACAGTCTCTAGGGCTACACGGAAGTCATTGAACTTCTGGAGCTGTAGAGCTGACACATCAGCTTGGGTACCTTCAACGAATGAACCATTATCGGCTTCAGCAAGCTGAGCCATATCGGTAACACCGTTGGGGTTGACCATGAATAGAACTTTGGCAGCAGCCGCAGATCCTTCAACGATTGCCTGAGAGAGACCTTCAAGGGACTTCAAGTCACCTAGGTACTCTTCTACGTATCCACGTCCATAATCCTCACCATCAATCTTGGTGAAGCGAATAGGGATCCATGGAGACTTGTCGATCGGGTATGATCCCTCAGTACCTGGGATCTTGTTGCCTTTAATCTCTTGGTACACCTGCCACTTGTTACCGTCACGGTAGATGTGGGTGTACATATCAACTGACTTATTACGATCAGTATCAGCACTATCAGACTCAGAGAGCATCTCCCGTATTTCAGGAGTTAACGTCTCTGGGGAAACAGTTTCCTTGGTGATGATATCAAGGACATTTCCCATAGGATCACGTTTGACCACAAAGCGATCTAAACGGAAGACACGGACACCCCCTTCCTTAGGTAGGTAGACCAGTACGTTACCCGCAACGAGGAGTTGTTTCAGAGCCTCGAAGCCACCAACACGGATAGCGTTGGTCTCGATCTCGTTCATAACAGAACGTTCAATACGGTTAAGTCCTTCTTCGACCTTCGCTCTCATGCCTTCTTGCTGAGTCAACTTCTCTAGTGTGAAGTCGTCAATAGACAAACGGAAGAATGGTGCGTTAGGTGGAAGTAGTGCCAATAGAAGCTTTGATGCTAGGTTGTTTACACCACGAGCACCAATGCCCTGCCATGGCGTAGGCAATCGAGAAGCACTTGAGTGCCCATCCTTAGGCAATAGCGAAGGGATGGTTAGCTCGGCACATTCTCTTGCACGATCTAGAAACGTTCTACGGCTAGTCTCTAGCTTGGCATACTTGCCCGAACAGGTTTGGTTATTATCCATCCCAACTCCTTATTATTGTGGAATGTTCAGACCAGAACCTTCGCTTGGGGCGTTAGTTGTTTGATCAATACGAAGCTTTGAACGGCCTTTGCGGTTCAATGCATTCTGGCTCTTATCCATAGAAGGATCAGCCTTGTTCAATTCTGGTGATGGAATAGGAGCTGCTGGAGCTGGAGGAGGTGGCGGTGGTGGCGGTGCCTTAGGGCTTGACATGCACATTTAGTATTTCTCCAAAACATTATTTGATTGGGAGTCAAACTGAGTTCTGAGAAAACGAACAACAGACACTTGACCCTGCTTAATACGGATTTGATCTAGAGTCTGTTCAGGTCCTGGACAAACGTCAGGGAACCTCTTCTCTAGCTCGAATAGTAATTCTTTTGAAACTAATGGAAACTTATTGTTTTTCATTTAGCTCTCCAATTGGGGAACAATAGAAATCAATGACTTAGGAGGGGTTTGACCCCCTCCGTCCATCATCGGATTGGACATGCTCCACCAGCACATTCCTCACCCTGGATCTCGTCAAAGCTGTTCGCTTGGTCGATCACCACAGGCTGGATGCGGGAGGCGTATTCGTCAAAAACTTCTTTAGAAACAACCTCTTGCGGTAGATATAGGTATCCTAGATCCTTAGCTGTCTTAGTTGGATCAGCACGGAATAGGAAGCTAACACCCACATACAAGTCCCAGTTGTCTAGAAGCCAGTCAATAATGTCTGGTACTTCATCGACAGAGTAGGAGATTGTGGCTGATACGTTCTGCTGACACCAGTTCTGCATCAACATCTTGTATCGCTCTAGCTGACTTATAGCTGACTCTAGGTTGACCTCAAGCTCCTTGTCCTCACGAACCACACGGTCAAAGGGCACATCGTCCCATGACACAGGGAAGGTGATCAGGACAGCATCAGGATCCATAGGGTTGTCAAATACACGATACCCTGAGGCACGGCATAGAGGAACCAATGGGTCATGCTTGGAGAAGTTCACATTGTTGAACACGTACTTTCCGAGCGGCTTGTGAACACCTTCAGTGGTGTCCATAATCTTCGATAGTGTCCCACTCGGTTTGACTGTCGTGACGTTCTTTGGGCGTGGTAGCCCAAGCTCATCAGCCATGCCGTAAGCTCCAGAAGTAGCTGTCCTCTGTAGTTCTGCATAGTCATAACTACCCAAGTCTGGTCTCCGCACGATACCCGTAAGACCCACCCCGCATAGTCGTAGGAACTCGTTGTTGAGATGCCAAGCTTCCTGGAGGACACCATCTCTGAGATTAACACAGGTCTGCCTGTAGTTAGCCCTGGCTGCAAGATGGACAGCCCTTCTGAGACCCGAAGAATCGCCTTTGAATTTCCCAACATCTACCTCTGTAAGATTACAGAAACTCTTGTTTCCCAAAAGAATCTCTGCACATGGATTCACACCCTTGAACCAAGGTGCCCGTTTTGTCGCTGTCTGGCCGTTGATGAATCCAGGTTCGGATCCACCCGCCTCCACCATCAGGTCGAAGATATGCTCTAATTCCTGGCGGAGTGGTTTGCTCTTGAAAAGGAGGGAGTTGTTTGACTGTGCTCGCTGGACGTTGTTGATCCAGAAGTCCTTCTTCGCTACTGCGAACTCTTGCCACTCGTCTTCCCCGTAGTTGAAGAGGGCGATTTCCGCTGACCTGCGGGACGAGAGGACCGTGCCGAGCCAGTTGACGATGTCGAGGATATCAATGCGGGTGAGGAGGCTTCCTGCTCGCTTGTTGAGGATTTTGTAGATTTCCGAGTACGCTTTGGAGATGGCTCCGTCACCTGAGGAGATCCAGCCGTAGCCTTTAAGTCGCTCCCCCGCAGGACGGATTTGAGAGAAATCCAAGACCAGCTTATCGGCAGGGTAAGGGTGAGCCATAAGCTTACCAATAGACTTCGCCCATGCTTCAGCAGAGTCTCCCACTTGGATTGTCCACACGCCATCTTTGAAGTCTTCTGTGTTCGTTTCATTGCCACCTTTCACCGTGCGTTCGCTACGGATAATCTCTAAGTCTTTAATCGGTTTTGCGAATCCTGTTAGCTGTCCAATGATAGGACGGAAGCCAACACCACAGCCCTGCAATAGGAGCCACAGTACATCCACCACATCGTAGATAGATTCCACATGGGTGAAGCTACAGTTGAACTGTGAGGCTTCTCGCTTCTGAGCTACGGATGTACCACCCAACCACAGGGTACGACCTGAGGTCAGAACCTTGCGATCCAGCATGAGCTTGCGGAGTTCACGGAGTTCCTCAAGGCCATCGAAGGTGACCTTGTTGTTGGCTGCTCGTTCCCACAGCCAGAGCTGGTGACCAATGACTCGGTCAACGGTCTGCTCCCAGGTCTCAAAGTTCTTGCCCGTGTCATCAGTGGGGCGGTTATAAGTTCGTC